GGAACAATAATTGAAAAATTTAATAAAAAAAATATTATTTTGATATGTGATTTTTTAACCTCAATTTTATATTTTATTCTGTTTTTATATTTTAAAAATTTTAGTTCTTTAACTTTTTTATTTTTAATTTCATTGATTGTTAATATTATTTCAAAATTTTTTGAGATAGCTTCTAAGGTATTATTTTCAGAAATTAATACTACTGAAACACTTGAAAAATATAATGGTTTACAAAGTTTTATAGAAAATACTATTATGATTATTGGACCAGTTATAGGAACTTATTTATTTGCTACATTTGATTTTAATTTTATTTTGTTAATAGTGTCATTAGCTTATTTTATCTCTTTTTTACAAGAATTATTAATAAAATATGAGAAAGATAGTAATTTAGTCAAAGAAGATTCTAATTTCATTAAAGACTTTAAAGAAGGAATAATTTACATAAAAAATAATAAAATTGTTTTTTATTTCTTTATATTAGTTATGTTTTTAAATTTTTTTATAGCTAGTAATGATGAAATAATTAATCCTGGAATATTAATTCAAAAATATAAAATATCAGAAAAATTATTTGGATTTTCAGCTACTGCTTACGGAGTAGGGAGCGTGTTTGCAGGAATTTTTATTTATTATAATAAGAAATTTAGATTTCTTCAGAAATTAAAATTATTGTTTATATTAAATAGTTTACTGATGTGTTTATTAGGCTTCTTATCCATAGTATTGTTTAAATATAACCATTATATATATTTTGTGATATTTATATTTTTTCAATTTTTTATTGGAATAATAACTACTCTTGTAAATGTTCCATTAATATCCTCATTTCAAAAGAATGTTGAAATTAAATATCAAAGTCGTTTTTTCTCGTTATTATCATTTTTTTCAGGTGGATTGATTCCTTTGGGAGTTTTATATGCAGGCTATCTATCATCATATATTGGAGCAGATATTACTTATATAATTAATAATATGGCTATTATAGTTATAGTATTTTTAGTTTTTAGAAAAAATTAAAAATATCTATAAATTATAAAAATTTGATAGTAAAAATTTTGTTATAGTAATAATATTTGAAATAATAAGAAAAAATTTTTTATGATTTTTAAGAAATTTTTTAATTAAAAACCTATATATATCAATATAATTTTATGAAATAATAAAATTAAAAAAATTACTTTAAAAAAAATTTATTAAAAAATCAAAAAAGTTGTTGACAAAATAATTAAATAATGTTATATTTATCTTGTATCGTTTCCTTAATTATAGTTTAATTTCTACAAAAAAGCCCGAACTTGAAAAAAGTTGAGGGCTTTTTTGTTGGTGAAGGGTATTTTTGTTTCCATTTTGTTACCATTAAATTTAATCTAATTTTAGCTAAGTCAATTTTAATGATTTTTAGATGTTATTTTATTTCATCAACTACCTTCTTTAATTTTTTGATTTCTTTGTGAATATAAACATCTGATGTAGTCTTATAATTTGAGTGACCAATGATTTTAATGATTGCATCTTTGTCAGCCACGTTATCAGATAATAAGCTCGCAAATGTATGCCTAGTATCATGTAAACTGTGATACGATAATCCTAGATCTCTAAACAATATCCTGAAATGATTATCAAAAGAATCGTAATCATATTCAAGCCCATCTAATCTTTGCCATAAATATTTATCCTTACTAAAATATCTGGCTCTAAATAAATCTAAAATTTTATCTGCGATAGGAACTTTTCTGACTCCAGCTTTACTCTTAGATTTTTCTACTTCAAAATAATATTCATTCAAATATACATCTTTTCTTTTTACTCTTAATAACTCACTTATTCTAAGCCCTGTATAACACAGAATCAAAACCATATCTATTATTCCATGTTTGTTGGCTTCATTATTGTTAAGATTATCCCATAAAACTTCTAATTCTTCTTGAGTAATAACTCTTTCTCTATCACTTGTCTTATTACCTTTTTCAACAGTCTTAGTTTTTAAATACTTAGCATAATTTTTGCTGCACATATCATTTAAAATAGCAAAATCAAAAATCATACTCCAGAAACTTTTTAAAACTCTCAAAGTGCTATTGGTTAGATCTAAACTATAAAATATATCCTGAAGCAAAATACCATTAATCTCTTTCATTTCCATTTTATGTAGTTTTTTACTTCTTTTAAATTGTGTTTCATAGTTGCTTAAAGTCCCTTTGTTTACATCTTTATCTTTGAGCCATAATTTATATACTTGCTCAAAAGTTATACTTTTCTCTTTTTTCTTATGTATTTTTATGTCGGTCTTTTTTAGCATATCTAGATTATTTGTAAAATATGCTATTCGGTAAATCTCTGCTTCTTTCTTAGTTTCAAATACACCCAGAGCCAATCTTTCAAATTTTCCTGTTTCTTCATTAAATCTTTTATTATCTCTCAAAAGCCATGGCTTTCTTCTCTTTCCTGAAAGTTTTGAAACAGTACCCATTCCATTTGCTGCTCTCATAAAAAAATCACACTCCTTTTAATTTGACGTACTTAAATAGAGTGTGTTATAATCTAGTTACAAACCAAAAAGATATAACCACTCTTTTTAACCCCTATAGTGATATTCGCAGTATCACTGCTGGGGTATTTTTTTATTTTAATAACTATTTGGACTAAAAAGTCTAATTTCCCCAGTAATTCTTTGTCTTAATCCATCTATAATAATTTCAATTAAATTATCAACATTATCTTTTCCCATTAAATTATAAACTAGTTTTTCATCTGCCAGTTTATCTAAATCATCAGTACTAACAACAGTTTTCTTTTCATACATTTTAAATATTTCTTCAGTCCTTGTAACTGCATCTAAATAATCATTTTCATTTTTATTACTTTCAGCATATTCTATCCAAATATCACTTAATTCTTTTTTAAATATATCCATTGTTTCTAATCTTAATTTTAAGAAAACATGGTTAATATCAAAACCGAGTGCTATCAATTCTTTAGCATAATTAGATACTGAAATAATAAAAACTACTCTTAAATAATCAGGATTATTAACAGCTTTGTAATATTTTTCTCTAACAGATTCAGTTTTAGCTTTTCTAGCAGCTCCTATTAAATCCTCACAAACAATTAGAGAATGCTCTACAATATTTGTAGATAAATCTTTCATAATTTCTTTTAGAGACTCTTCATCTTCTGCTCCTAAGGCATTTAATCTAATATTTTCCTTAACTCTATTTTCCATAAAATTTCTTGTATATTCTTTACCTCTACCAATTCCCCATAATCTTGTAGAATAACCTGTTGGAGCATTAGGTAAATTATATTCTTTTAATTTTAATTTCATATTTAAAGCAACCCACATTAAAATACAACTTCTTTTTTGTTCATACGTAAAAAAATCTAAAGGCTTAGTTCCGTAAAAATTAGATAGATCCATCTTCATCTTCTCCTTCTTCTATTTTTAAAATTAAGCTATCATCTAATATTTCTTCTAAATGTTTTTGATATTTTTTTAAATTTTTTAATGTTGTTTTTATTGGATTTTTTATTTTATTTTTTACATTAGTATCATCCGTTATTAATGTATCAAGTATTAACATTTTTCCCTCTAATTCTTTGTTGAAATCTATTAAGACTCTATTTATAGATGCTATTTTAGAAAAAATATTATTTTCATTTCTCATCATTTCATAAGTTTCTAATACTTCTTTTTCAAATTCATTAATTTCTTTTTTAGAAAGAAGAGAATTAATATAATTTTTAAGGTTTTCAGGAATAGTTTTAATTCCTTTTTCATATAAAGAAATTTGACTTTGGCTAGTTTTTAAAATTTTTGCAAAATCTTTTTGTGTCATATTTAATTTTTTTCTAATTTTTTTTAAATTATTTTCCATCTTCTCTCCTTTCAAAATATTTTAAAATATTCTATATCTACATTTTGTATTATATAACAATATTAAAATAAAGTCTAAAATATTCTAAAATATTTTATATTTGTTTACTTCAATCTAAAATGAATAATGTAAATAGTTTTTCTTCATAAAATCTCTCCCTTTTTTTATTTATTTAAAATTTAAGTAATTGCACCAAACATAATTTATAATCTTCTGGATCTCATCATCATTATCACAATCTTTATATTTAGCTTGTAAAAATATAGTAGCGAACAAATTTGCTTGTGTTTCTTCTCTTGAGCCTTTAAAAGCTTCAATCTTACTAAATTGTCTTATAGAATCATCATGAAATATATAATGTCCTATTTCATGAGCTATGACAAAATCTTTCTCAAAATTTGAAATACTTGAATTAATAAAAATAACATTATCAACTGATAAACCCCTAATACTACTATCTAAATCCACATATTTTAATATAATTCCTTTATCTTTTATTAAATTGTATATATTGCCATATTCTTTACGAAGTTTTAGAGCAGTATTTATTATAGACTTTGTAGTCATTACACATCACTTCTTCCTTTGTGAAATTAATACTTCTGCATAAGCTGTTGCTAATGTTTCTTTATCTTCATCAGAAATATCGTTCCCTTCATTCATAAACATAACAGTAGACATATTTTTAAATTTTTCTAATTTTGCTAATTCTTCATCTGTTAATTTAGAAAAAATATTATTTTCTTTTTCTTGTGAACTATAATTTTTGTTTGATAATAATTTATCAGCTTCTAAACCTAGAACATCACATATTATTTGAAATTTATCAATAGGCATATTAGTTTCCATTGTTTCATATCTTTGTAATGTAGAAGAACTTATTCCAGTTTTCGAAGATAAATCTCTCAAAGATAAATTTAATTCATCTCTCTTATTTTTTATAATTTTTACTATATCTTTTATTTCATAAGGCATTTTACTACCTCCTTATATAAATTTTATAATTAATTATATAATTAATTTTTCATATTTGCAACAAAATTTTAAAAAAAATAAAAAAAAGTTTCAAAAATGGGTTGACAAAATAAAAGTTATAGTTTATACTTGTTTCATATAAGGGACAAAATGGAGGTGATAATTTGGATATATTAAAATTAAAAGGGAAAATTGCTGAAAAAGGAAAAACACAGATAGATCTAGCTAAAAAACTTAATTTATCAGTTCAATCTTTTAATGCAAAATTAAATGGAAGAGCAAAATTCGATATTGATGAAGCTAAAAAACTAATAGAAATCTTAGAAATTGAAAATGTTAAAGAAATTTTTTTTAGTTAATTAGTCCCAAATATGAAACAAAAAAGAAAGGAGGAGTATGGAAGAAAAAAAAAGGAAATAAAAAAAATATAACAATTAATCAAGGAGGTGGAAGATATAGGGCTTTTTATAACTTTAATAATTATAACAAGTTTAGGCTATGTTTCAGAATGTAAAGAAAAAAGTAAAAGAAAGCACATTATAAATTTTATTAGTCTGGGAGTTCTACTTCTTTATGTACTTTATCTTTATAAGTAGTATTTATGCATTCATCAAGTATTTGTAAAGATAAAAAATAAAATTTTGTATATAAAACTGCTTCAAAAATACTAAGAAATATTTTATTAAAATCAATTATTTCAGATGTATTTAATAAATATTTTATTTTGCTTTTTGAATCAAGGATATGCGTTAAGTGGAAATAATCCAAAAATTGCAAAGCAATATATATAAGAAGTATTTTAAAAATATTATTTATTTTATCGTTATTACCTTTATTTATAAAATTTGGAATAAAAATTAGAGCTACTGTAAATATTTCAAAAATTTTATAAGGAAGGTAAAGAGAAAAATTCCAAATAAAGCAAGAAAAAATTGCAAAAATAAAATTAAATTTTTTCTTTGAACTATTACTGAGATATTTTGAAATAAATTTTAATGAAGCTGGAATAATTTCTGACAGATATGTATTCATTACTTCAGAAAAAAACATAACTATTAATATCAATATGATACTAAGACTAAAAACATTTTTTAGAAAAAAATCTGAAAAAGATATCAGCACGAGAAACATAAAGTAAAAGATAAGAGGAAGAAACTTTTTAAAAAACATCAACAAACACCTCACAATAATTTTCTTAAATTATAACACAAATAGAGGATAAAAGGAAAAGGAGAACAAAATGGAAGATTTATATTTCAAAAATGAGGAAGCAAAATTAATATTCGGGCTGGTAGTATTAAGCCAAAAAATGCAAATGGACTTTTTAGGAATTGACTACAACCATTATTCTGATAAAAAGATAGCTGAAATTTGGTACTCAAATATCAAAGATGTATTGATTGACAGTAAACATAAAATGAGAGATGTAGCATTAGATAATTTAGAAAAACTTTATAAAGGAATGAAGCATTAAAGGAGTAAAAACATATGTATATTAAAAATAGAGAAAAAATGGAAAAGATATTAACAAATTTAGTTAAGGAAATGGAAAGACAAGGCATTATAGAAGTGGATAAAAAAGAAATTGAATCTAATTTTAAAAATGCTAGGGAGTATGAAATTGAGCAAATGCTTGAAAAGATTGAAGACGACTATATTAATTATATAAGAAAAAGCTTTTAAATGAGGTGGGAAAAATGAGAAAACTAGAAAATATATTTGGAATTTTCAGACACAAAGCTAGTAGACCGATTGCTTTTAAAGAGCTATTCGGGATTAATCAGCTTAGTGCTTGCGACAGAGACGGAAGCTGGGACAGTTATGACTTTATCGGAACTATAGATGAAGTCAATGAGTATGAAAAAAGATGGTGTACTCAAGGATCTAATGGCTTTGGATTCTTGAGAATTGAAGCTGTAAAAGGCTTTAAGGGGCAATTTAGTTACTGTGGGAAATAGGGGGAGATTATGCTAAGTAACAAAATTTTAGAAAAGTATTGGGGTAGAAATGAATTAAAAGGACTGAGCTTAAAAAGAGCATTAGCTATTATTCAAATTTTAGAGTTATGGGAGGGAGAAAATGTTTGAATACAAAGAAGCATCAGTAAAAGACATACTTAAATATAAAATGAAGTGGTTAATCAATACACTTTATAAACTGTATGGAAAGTACATTGAATTATACGATTTTGAAGATTTATTTTAAATAAGGAGGTAAAAAAATGAGTTTTGAAGTTGTGAAGGTTGGATTTTTCAAAAGATCGAGTTATGTAATTACTCATACAGATGATGGCTTATACAATTGGTACTGTGGGTATGTAGAAGTACCAAAAAATCATATCTACTTTGAGCAACATTATGATGATATTAATGATATAGATTGTCATGGTGGATTAACTTATAGCGGATATAGATTCAAAGATGGGGCTTACTACATTGGGTTTGATACAAACCATTTCGATAGTGAACCAGCAAATAACTTAACATTCGTAGAAAACGAATGCTTGAACATAATCGATCAATTAATCAAATTAAATAATTAAAAGGAGGATTTATGGCAAATTACAAAATAACAGTAGATGAAGCAGTAGCCTTATCAGATGGCGAATTAAACAAAGATGATGTTTACAGTTTAATTAGAGCTAATGAGGTTCCTGGCTGTATCTACAAAAAGAAAAATGAAGAGAATGAAAGAGGGGCTTACTTAATTATAAAAGCTCATTGGCTAAATTTCTTAGCTGGAAAAAGTTATAAAAAAGAAAAAACATCTGCTACTCCCGACCAAAGTTGTACAGATGTTTAAGAGAAAATATTTAGGTAATATTTCACCTGAATTATACACTAATCTTTTGAAAATAGCAAGGATGTGGATAAATGGGAATAAAAGTTAATCAATTTTATGATAATGTAGACTGCCCTCGTGAGTTTGTTTGTGCTTATTGTGGAATACATGTCTATGTTACTGATGTAAAAGATAAAAGAGTTAAGTATTGCTCAGCCATATGTGAAAAACAATACTGGAGAGATAAGAGTAAGGCAGATGCTGCTTATAAAAAGCGGAGTAGAGAAAAGGTAATAGGTATGAGAAATTATAGTGCAAAAGGCATGGCTATTAAACTCTATAAAGAAAAGAAAGAAGCTGAGGAAACTGAAAATATAGGAGGGAAAAAATGAGTAATAATCTATTAGATTTGAATACAAAGTTATTTGAGCAAATGTGTAAATTAAGTAAAGATGATATAAGCTCTGAAGATTTAGAAAAAGAAATAGCTAGAAGCGACTCTATGATAAAAATAGCAACAGTAATTATAAGTAATGGAGAACTAGCATTAAAAGCTGCAAAGTTTAAAGATGATATGTTAAATGCTGATAATAAACTACCTAAAATGTTGGAGGGCTAACTGTGAATGATACTAAGTTTAAAAAAGGTTTTACCCCTTGGAATAAAGGAATAAAAACAGGTTTGAAGCCTACAAATGGATTTAAAAAAGGATTTTCTCCTTGGCATACACGAGAACTATACTCAGAAAGACTGGATAAAGATGGCTATATCTTAATTAAAATAGCAAAACCAAATAAATGGGTGAGAAAACACAGATGGATCTATGAGCAAAAATTTGGAGCTATCCCAAAAAATTGTGTGATTCTATTTGCTGACGGAGATAAAACTAATTTAAATACTGATAACTTAATCTGTGTGACTAGAAATGAATTAAAGGTGCTGAACAAATGTAGATTAATAAGCTCCGTTCCAGAGCTCACAAAAACAGGTTTGAATATAGCAAAAATAAGAATTAAGTTAGCAGAATTAAGGAAGGAGAAGAAATGAATATAACTGAATACAATTCTAAAAATAGAGGAAAGCAAGTTCTAGTTTTAAGGAAAGATGATATAAAAACGTTAAATCACTTCGCTAGTATTGCAAAGTCTGGAGAACTTAAAGGACTGATAGTTGCTGGAAAGTATGTTGGATTTACTGATACATATAGACTAGCAACATTAAAAGATACCCATGAAGATTTACCTGGGACCAATACCGCTACTCCTCTTATGTATGATGTGCTAGATGTGTTAAAAAAAGCTAAGTCTTTAGCAGTACTTAAAGATGGAAAAATCGCAGTTCAAGTAGAAATGGAAGTAACTGAATACGAGCCCCTAAAAGATATAAAAGTCCCCAATATATCAAAGATAGTTGAAGACTTAGAGTATAAGAGTCATTTTAAGGCATATCCAGCTATTAATTTTTCTGAAAATACAGTTTGGAAGATGTTGAAGACTCCAGCTGGGCAAGAGCGTTATAAAAAATACTTTAAGTTTGAAAATGGAAAAGTAATAGTTGAAGCTTATCCAAATGAGGATTCTAAGTTAGTTTTAGAAATATTGGAGCTAGTGAATGATAGAACAAGTTTAGTAACCGATTTAGACTGTAAATACTTAGACTTGTGGTTCAAATGGACTAAAAATAGTAAGTTTGATTTAGCAATAGGAAAAAATAGTAATTGTGCTGTTAAGTTTAGTAAAGACAATGTTGACTATATCGTTATGCCTTTAACGATGATTAAATAAGGAGAGAAGTTAGAGTATGTTTACATTACAAAAGAAAAGAGAAAAGAGAGTTACAGGAAGAACTACAGAAGTTATAAGAGTTAGAAATTCTACTCTTGAATATGTTGATGAAATGGTTGAAGAAAGTGGTTTATCAAGACAAGAAATTATAGATAGAGCAGTTAGATATGCTTATGATGATTTAGAATGGGAGGAAGAATAATGAAATTATATAAAATAACAAGTGAAATGAGAGCTTTAGATGAATTGTTTTTAAGCTGCATAGATGAAGAAACTGGAGAAGTTAAAGATGATGGTGTGATTGATATTTTAGAACAAGAATTAAAATTACAATTGCAAACAAAAGGAGCAGGAATAATCAAATCTTTTAAAAACTCTGAAGCAATGTTAAATGGAGTTGATGAAGAAATAAAAAGACTTCAAGCTTTAAAAAAATCTATTTCTAATCAAATAAATAGTAGAAAAGAATACATAGTTAGAAATATGGAAATGATGGGAATTACTAAAATAGAAACAGAACTTGGAAACCTAAGTTTAAGAAAATCAAAGTCAGTAAATATCTATGATGAAAGCTTAATAGATAAGAAGTTTATTGAGATAGAAACAAAAGAAAAAATCTCAAAAACTGAAATTAAGAAAGCTATTGAAGCTGGAGAAAATGTGCAAGGTGCAAATATAGTAGAAAAGAATAGTTTAAATATAAAGTAAGGAGGATAAATGAATAAGATAATTTTTATAGATACAGAAACAGGTGGAGTTAATCCAGAAAAAGCTGCACTAATACAACTTTCAGGAATAATAAGAATTGATAAAAAGGATGTAGAAAAATTTAATTTCATTAATTAGGAAGTGATAAATATGGCAAATATGATAATGATTATTGGAGAAAGTGGAACAGGTAAATCTACAAGTATTGAAAACTTAAACGAGAAAGAAACTTTTATTATACAAGCAGTAGATAAACCTTTACCATTCAAAAGTTTTAAAAAAAGATATTTTTTAAGAAGTAAAGAAAATCCAAAAGGTAATAGATTTATAAGTGATAAACCTGAAATAATTATGAAAATCTTAAGTTCTTTAGATAAAGAAAAAGAAATTAAAAATATTATCATAGACGATTCTCAATACATAATGGCAAATGAATTTATGAGAAGAGCTAAAGAAAAAGGTTATGATAAGTTTATTGAAATTGGTCAAAATTTTTATAACTTAGTTGATAAAGCTAATTCTATGAGAGAAGACATAAATGTAATCTTTTTACAACATATAGAAGTTACAGATGATGGAAGAAAAAAAGCAAAGACTATAGGAAAATTAATTGATGATAAGGTTGGATTGGAAGGTAGATTCACTATAGTTTTAGCAACAGAAATTGAAGATGGAGTTTATTATTTTAGAACTCAGAACAATGGCAATGATACTTGTAAAAGTCCAAAAGGAATGTTTGATGAATTAAGAATTCCTAATGACTTAAATTATGTAGTACAAAAATCAAATGAATATTTCAATTAATAACAGGAGGAAATAAATATGATGAATTTATGGACAGAAAATGAAGAAGATTTAAGAGAAGAAACTAAAGAAGGTAGTAAAACAGTAAATAAGAGTGGGGTTTATAACTGCACTATTGAGGAAGCCTTAATAATAAGTGGAAAAAATGGATCTCAATCTCAAGGACTTAAGTTAGTTTTAAAAACTGATGAAGAACAATATTTTTATCCAGTTGAATTTTTTAGAAAAGCTGATGGAACTGAAAATGAATATGCTAGAAAAAAATTAAATAAATTAACTTACTTATGTAAATTAAAGAACAAAGACTTAGTCCCAATAGAAAGTCCAAACAAAGTTTTTATCCCTGCACTTGCAGATAAAAAAATTGGTGTAATAGTAGAAGTTAGTTTAAATGGAGATTTTTTAAGATATAACATCATTGGATATTATGATATTCAAAGTAAAAAAACAGCTGATGAAATTCAAAACAAAAAGAATCCAGAAATATATGAAAGATTTAAAAAGAAATTTGAAAATGTTACTCCTGTTGAAAGACCTAATAACTATCAATCAGAAGAAAAAACAGAAGAAAAGAACGAGGATTTACCTGAAGAATTTCCGTTCTAATGGAGGGAAATTATGAAAATAAAACATTATGGAGATGAGGCTAGACTGGATTATTGTCCAGTCTGCCAAAAAACAAAAAAGAATCCTTGTTTTTCTGTAAATGTAAATACTGGGAAATATATGTGCCATTCAACAGGAAAAAGTGGACATATAAGTGAATTCCCAGAACTACAAAAAGAATTAAATATTTCAGAAATTGAAGAAAAAACAGAAGAGAAACCTATTTTAGATTTCTCTTCATTAATACTTAATTCAAAAAAATTAAATAAAAAATGGCTTGACTATCTAAAAAGTAGAGGTATAGAAAACGAAAATAATATCAATAAACTTTATAGAATGGGTACTCACGAAAGTATGATGATACCTATTACTAATGGAAAGACAGTTGTTGGTATTAAATATAGAAGTTTAGATAAAAAGCTATGGAGTGAGAAAGGTAGTTGCTTAGACTATCTTTTAAATTGGCAAAATATAACAGATTTTGAATATTTAGTAATTGTGGAAGGTGAAATAGATTTACTTAGTGCTTTAGAAGCTGGAGTAGAAAATACTGTTTCATTGCCTTCTGGAGCTACAAATATCAAATGCATTAAAACACAAAAAATATGGTTAAGTAAGTTTCAAAAAATAATAATAGCTACTGATGATGATGAAGCTGGAGTAGAAGCAAGAAAGAGAATAGTACATGAATTAAGAGATTTATTAATTCCACTTTATAAGACTCATTTTCACAAAAAGAAAGATGTTAATGAAGTTTTAATGAAAAATGGAAAAGATAAAGTTTATGAGTATTTACTAAATAAACCATCTCAAATAAAAACTGGATTTAAGAGTTTTAAAATTGATGATGGTGGATATACATACTTTGGTGGAGAAGAAGCCATAAGAGTTAGTAATTTTTTAGTAGAAGTTGAAGCTTTTTCTGAAAACTTTTTAATAGGTAAAGCTATAAATAATGGAAGAGAAAGAAAATTCAAAGCTAGAATATCTGATCTTTTATCTATAAAAGGGATAGCTGAAGCTATGGGAGTGTATTTAGCTAGTCCTTCAACTATTCCAAAATTTATAGATTGGTTAAAAGAAGAAAATCAGGAAAAGTATATTGAAGAAATAGAATACTATGGAATAAGAAACGATAAATACTATGATGAAGATTCAGATGTTGTTTGTGATAAGAGAGATTTAAAGATTACAAAAATTTCTGAAATAGAAGCACTAACAACTGAAGAAAAAAAATGGTTAGAAAAGAATTTAGTTCATATGAGAAGTGATATAAATCAATCTTTGTTAGGAATCTGCTGGGCATTAGGTAGATTTCATACTCAAGGGACCTATCCTATTTTAGAAGTTTCTGGAACTACAAGTATTGGAAAGACAGAATATGTTGAATTTATTTCAAGATTATTGTTTGGTGGAAGAGAAAACATAAAAAGTTTATCTACTCTATCTAATCACCAAATAAGAAGCTTCAGTAGTTGCTCAAATATAACACCATGGGCTATAGATGAAGTTAAAATAACTGGTAAATTTCAACTTGAGAAAATGAATGATTTATACTCAACTATTAGATCTGTTTATGACAACAAGATTATAAACCAAGGAAATACAACTAATAAATTAGCTGAGTTCCATCTGTGTACTCCACTGATTATCTCGGGAGAAACAAAATTAAGTGATGTGAGTATTCAAAATAGAATGATAAGTACAAGTCTTACCAAAAAGAACAAAGGTGATTTTGAAATTTATAAGAAACTTAAAAATAGCGACATTTTAGAAAAACTTGGTAAAACTGCTTTAATGGATAGGCTTGAAAATGGAGTTATAGCTACTGACAGTACGATTTTAGACAAAGTAAAAGACGAAAGACAACTATATAACCTAAATTGTTTGTTAAAAGGTTTAAAAGCCCTCTCAAGAGTTTTAAAGATAGATATGAAAATTATAAGCAATTTTGTAAGTTTTTTAAATACAGATTTTTCAAAAGAGTATACAACTACTGATAATTTTATTGAACTCTTAAAATTAGTTGAAGATGCAGGGATAGAAAATTTAGAAAGTTTTTATGTATCAACTCCTAACGAACATTGGGCTAGATTTCAACTTCTTTATACAGCTATTGATGAGCAGAAAAGAAAAACGAATTCTACTCTTGAATTGCTAGATATGAAAACTTTAAGAAAGCAACTTATAGAGGAAGAATTTATAATCTCAAACAGCGAAGTTAAGAAGATTAAAGATGGTTTTACAGGAGAAGCAAAAACATATAAAATAGCTAAATTTAAAATAATAAAGTGATTAAGGTTACTGCTTTTATTTAATAATACCAATGTAAAACAAAAAAGGTTACTGTTGGTTACTGCAAAGGTTACCCTTGAACTTGCGATAAAATGGAGAGTGTTACCGAGTTACCGTAAAAATCAACATAGGACAGATAAATATTTAGGTATATATATTAAATTTAAGTATATATCTAAAATAATATAGAAAAAATGAAAAAATACGGTAACTCGGTAACCTTTCCCATAAAATGCGAGGTTGAACGGTAACCAAAACAGTAACCTAAGAGTAACTTTATTAAAAAACTAATCCAACACTTCAATTTGTCTTAATTAGAACGGTAACCTAAATCATATATATAAAGAAATTATACTAATATAGTATATATTAAATAAAGTATTGGTATAGAAAGGAAAATTATGAAAATAATAGAGTTTTGGTATATGTGTTTATCTGCAAATTCTTCTCAAGAATTACTAAATTTAGTAAAAAAACATAAATGGCATTTTGAACACTTAAAACCACAAGCACAGGAGTATTTAAGGAATTTATATAAGATTTATAGAAAAAATGAAGAAGCTTTATATAAATAAAAACGGAGTAAAAATATGGGGAAAAAAATAGATGTCAATGAAATAGTAGATAAAAGATTTAAAAATAAAAACGATGAAGAATTTTATGTTATTAAGTATCTGTTTAAAGAAAAAACTAATTACTGCTATGATATTGAGTTTATTGAAACTAAGAATATTCAGATGGCTACTCTCAATCAAATTAGAAAAGGAACCTGTGTAGATATAGTTCAAAGAAAGAAAATGAAGAGAATTCAAACTGAACTAAAATTAAAAGAAAGAAATAGATTAGTGAAACAACCTAAAAATCAAGTTCATATTCCTTCTAATATAAATCAAATAAATGTACTAAGTATAGATTTAGCTAGTAGATCAGTTGGTATTGCTTATTCTTGTAAAGGGAAAATTGTAAGATGGAAAACTATAAAAGCTGATCTAGAAGATTTTAGAGAAAGAGGATATTTGATTGTTAATGAAATAGTAAATGTATTAGAAACTTCAAAAAAGATAAAAGGTGCAGCAATAGATTTAGTTGTTATTGAGGATGTATATTTAGGCTTAAATTCTAGTATATTATCTATTTTATCTGAGATAAGAGGAATGCTTACATATAATCTAAAAAAATTAAATATAGGTTTATTATTAGTCCCAGCATTGTTTTGGAAAAATAAATTTGATAATTTACCACTTGAGAGAAAAGAGCAAAAAGAATTTATGATGAATAAATTCAATGAATTTACAGGAAAAGTAGCAGATAGTGATGACGTTGCAGATGCTTATATGATGTTAAAAGCATGTTTAGGAGGATAAAAAATGAGTTTAGGAAAAAGAGTAAAAGAATATAGAGTAAGTAATAATATAGATCAAAAGGAATTTGCTGAAAAAATTGATGTAACACAACCTTATTTATCACATTTAGAATCTGGAAAAGTTGAAGCTAGTGAAAGACTAAAAAATAGAATATTAAAAATTATCGAAAGTGAAGATCAAGAAAATGTTGAAACTGCTGAAACAGATAATGTTAAATCTCCAAAACATTATATGCTTGGTGATTTAGGGATTGAAGTAAAAGATGTCATTTTTGAAGTTGTAAAAGACATGAAAGGTTCTGAAGCTGTTTGTGTTGGAAACATTTTAAAATATGTAATGAGAGCTAGAAAGAAAAATGGAATTGAAGATTATAAGAAAGCTTACGAATATCTAGGATATTTGTTGGAGGAGCTATGCAAAAAATAAGAGTTACTCATAAAGACGGAGATATGCAGGGTATTACATTAATTTATCTTGTAAACAAGTACTTAAAAATCAATAGAGAACTTTGGGATAAAAAGGGTATGGTTCTAAATAGATATTATAAATCTATTTTGACAAGAACTATAAAAGCTTCTGATAAGATTGTAGATAGATTTAAAAGTCAGATTAATTATCACGTTGAGAAAGATGTTATTAAAATTTTAGATGAAGTATTTGCTGAATGTGAGCATAAAGAAACTGGCGATAATTTAGAACTTCTTAGGACTATGTTTCTAGTGATAATGATGTTTGGAACTGTTAATTCACATAAAAGAAACATGATAGGAGTAGTTCTAAAATCTATGATAACCGATGTAGTTAATACATTTGAAGATTTTAAGACTATGTGGCTTAGGGAAGTTGATGATAGTGTAATAAGATTGGAGGAAGCTGGTGCATGCTGATGATAAAGAATTATTTGCTGCTTTAGTTTTAGTTATCATTTCAAGGAGGGATCCTATGAGAAAATTTAAAGGAATATATTTTTATATAAATAATTCAAGAGTTGAGAAAACTCAGGACTATGGAAATGATTTAGATAATGAGAGATATGATTTAGGGAATTATTTTTTATTTTCAGATGAAGCTATAAAAGTACTTAAATCTAAAGAATATATAGAGTTTTGGAGTAAAGTTAGAAATAACAAAATAGGAGGATAAGATGTTATTAAAAAAAATAATAATGTTTTTATTATTAATGCCTATTGGGGCGATAGTAGGAACGGGACTTACAATAATATGGGCTATGATTGTACAATGGGTCTTAAATAAATTTGATTAGGAGGATGAAAAATGTGGAAGTGTAAAAAATGTGGTTGTAATATATTTTATCAGACTTTTAGAGGGATTTTTTCTATTTTTAAAGCAGATAAAAATCAAGAACCTATTGAATCTGAGAATAATATTTCAAAATATAGTAAATTTTATTGTGATAAATGTAAAAAGTCAGGTTGGACATTAGATGAAGTCGCTGATTGGGAGGAAGAAGATGAGAGAAGCAATGGAGTTTAAGAGACCAGAAACTTTTGAGGATATCTTAAATCTTCAAAAGGAACTAGACAAAAATATACGCGATAATAGAGAAAGAGTACTTGAAGACATTAAATTATCTTTAATAGCAGAATTAATTGAACTTAATGAGGAAACAAAACACAGTCACAAGACTTGGAAAACTAAGGAATATAATAGAGATAAAGAACTAGAAGAGCTGACTGACGTTTATTTCTTTTTTGCACAACTGATAAATTATAAAAGCAGAGATGGTAGATTTCAAATAGAGTATTATTGTGAAGAATTTGAAATTTTTCCAGGGTATTATGCTGGAGCATATTTTACTGGATTAATGTACGATTTACTAGATAACAAATTTAGATGGTTTTTCTGTAGCTTGTTAACTCTTTCTAAAAAATTAGGATATACAAAAGATGACATATTAAACTGTTACTGGGAAAAGTGGCAAAAGAATATGCAAAGAATTGGGAAGGAGTGGAATTAAATATGCTGCACAGATATCAAATAGATTTGAGAGTTAAAGAAGGAAATACAGAAAAAACAATTAAAAAATCTATTTTTAGAAAAAAGGAACTAACAGATGCTGAACTAGAAGAAGCACAGTTAGATTTTATAAGAAGCACAAAAGCCATATACAAAGAAAAAGGAATAGATTTAGAAGTTTTGGAATGGGGAATTCAAGAATTTGAGTTAGTCTGTAAAAATAGCTAAAGAGGTGAGATAATGGCAACACAGGAGCAAAAGATTATTTTTAAAGCGATAGAAACAGTGTTAATCAGTTATAATAAATACAAAAACAGAATAAAAAAAGATTTGGAATATTTCAATAATCCAGTTTTATTAAAAAGTTATAGCTTAGAAAAAATTTCTGGGAGTGGTTTTGTAGAAGTAAAATCTGATATAGAGAGAATGGAAGACTTGAAAGCTATAATATCTAAGGACATTGGGTTATATGAGGCAATGATATTTCGGATAGATAGTGCTTTAGATATGGTAAAAGAACATGAAGACTATGATTTAATTCAAATAGGTTTTTTAGATAATCATTTCAAAAAAGATAAAGTTGATTATGAGAAAATAGCTGAAAAACTTGACATATCAGTAAAGACAGTTTATCAAAAAAGAAATAGAATTTTCCCACATTTAGAGTTTCATTTTAAGACTCAAAATTTGATACAGGTAAAAAACTGGTAAAAAACTGGTAAAAAACTGGGGATGGAAAGGTTAGAAAAAATGTGTTAGTATGATATCATGTAGCAAAGTTTAGAGATTCCTCTTTAAAAATTGTGGCAGTAGTTATTGAGGCTCTACTCTAAAAAAGCCTCTTCCAACTATTGGAGATTAGCTCAGTTAGTTAGAGCGTTTGACTGTTAATCAAAATGTCATTGGTGCAAATCCAATATCTCCAGCCATGATAATATCAATACTCTCGTGATTCTTAAATGAATAGGATACGTCCTCTACGAGAGTTTTTTTAATTTCAGGAGATTTTTATGAAAACATATAAAAAATTTTTTGATATAGGTTTTAGAGACGCACCAGTATTATTTGCACTAGGTAAATTATATGTAGGAAGCTACATAGATACACATACAACATTATTAAATAAGGTACTAGGGCTAAATTTAGAATTTGAAACAGTTAAAGAAAGTTTAGACATAAACAGAAATTCAAAAGAAATAACAAGGTTTCAAGACATTGAAGGACAGGTTTTATTTGGAAACTTAGCAGAAGGTACTATATACTGGGAACATTTTAGTGATAAGAAGTTATTGAAGAAAGTTGAGAAGTTAGAGCCTAATTATAGACACAAAATTTTAGCAGAAGTACAAAAGCGAGGATAATCGGAGGTGAAGTAGCATTGAAATTAAATGCAAGGCAAAAATCTTTCTGTGAATATTATGTAGCTAGTGGCAATGCTACTGAAGCTGCAATAAAAGCTAGATATAAAGAAAAGTATGCTGGAGTAAATGCTGATAAATTACTAAAAAATACTAATATTCAAAAATATATTGAAGAATTACAAGAAAAAGCAAAAGGCAACAGGATTATGACAGCAATAGAGAGAAGAGAGTTCTTAACATCAATGATAAAAGATGGATCTGTTAAAGACACTGATAGATTGAAAGCATTAGATATATTAAATAAAATGGATGGAGAATATACTCAAAAACTAGAAGTTAAAGGAGAATTAAAATCAGAGGATCCTTTTAAAGGATTATCAACAGATGAACTAAAAAAGGTGATATTTGGTGGAGATAAATAAAGAAGCAATAAAAAGAGCGAAATTAGAACTTGCAAGACGTGAGTTCTTTTTTTATTGTTATTTAAAATCTCCTGACTTCTATAAATATGAGAGAAAATTTTTAGTTGATTTATGTAATGATTTACAAAACTTTCTTACAAGTGATGATGAAGTACTTATCTTAAACCTTCCACCTAGACATGGAAAGTCAAGGACAGTAGGAAATTTAGTAGAATGGTTACTTGGTAGAGATATAAATGCAAAAATAATGACAGGAAGTTATAATGAAACTTTATCAACTACATTTTCTAAGAATGTTAGAAATACTATACAAGAAGTAAAAGGTGATGAAGATAAAATAGTTTTTTCAGATATATTTCCTGGAGTAGTTATAAAACAAGGTGATGGTGCTATGAACCTTTGGAGTTTAGAAGGCGGATACAATAATTATCTAGCAACTGCACCTGGTGGAACTGCTACAGGTTTTGGTTGTAGTCTTATGATAATAGATGACTTAATCAAAAATAAAGAAGAAGCTTACAATGCTAATGCTTTAGATAAACATTGGGAATGGTATGCACAAACAATGCTTTCAAGACTTGAAGAAGGTGGAAAAATAATAATTATAATGACTCGTTGGGTTAGTGGTGACTTAGCTGGTAGAGCAATAGAACATTATAAAGCAGAAGGTAAAAAGATAAAACATATAAAAATGAAAGCTGTTCAAGATGATAAAGGTACTATGCTTTGTGATGAAATATTAAGTTATAAATCTTATTTATCAAAAGCAAAAGCTATGGGACCAGAAATAGCTTCAGCCAACTACCAGCAAGAGCCAATAGATATAAAGGGTAGATTATACAGTGAATTTAAAACTTATGTTGATTTACCTAAAGAAAAGATTGTTAAAATATCTGCCTATTGTGATACAGCTGATACTGGAGAAGATTTTTTATGTAATATCATTTATGCAGATTGCAAGGATAGTGCTTATATACTAGATATTATCTATACCAAAGAAGCTATGGAAATAACTGAGCCACTTGTTGCAGAAGCATATAAAAAGTTTAATGTAAATGTAGCAGATATAGAAAGCAACAATGGTGGTAGAGCATTCGCAAGAAACATTGAAAGAATTACAAGAAATAAAGGAAATTATAAAACAGTTGTTAAATGGTTTCATCAATCAGTAAATAAGATTGCAAGAATATTATCAAATAGTGCTTGGGTTAATGCAAATATCTATATGCCTGTTGACTGGAAAAATAAATGGAGTGAGTTTGCAAAAGATATTATTTTTTACCAAAAAGAAGGTAAGAACAAGCATGATGATGGACCAGATGCTTTAACTGGTGTTGCTGAAAAGACAATAAATAGAAACGAAATGAGAACAATAGATAGAAATATCTTAGGAATAAGATAGGAAGGAGGATTAGTGACTGTAGAAGATTTAAAAGAAGCACTGGAGGCATTTATAAAAAATGAATTGCCAGAATTACAAAAAATGGAAGATTATTACAGTGGAAAACATAATATTTTAAATAAGAAAGATAGAAGTGATAAGAAAAAAGATACTAAGTTAATTAATAATTATCCTGAATATATTACAACTATTGCAACAGCTTATTTCTTAGGAAAACCCATTGCTTATGCTTTACAAGATGATAAATTAAAAAAAGATTTTGAAAAGTTATCTGAATATTTAGCAACAGAAGAAGAGCAACAAGAAAACTTTGAGCATTCTCAAAATTGTAGTATTTTTGGTAAATCTTATGAACTCTGGTATAAGAATTTGGATAATACTATTGGAAATGTAGTTGTGGATCCTAGAGATTGTTTTATTTTAAGAGATAACACAGTAAAGAAAGATATAAACGCTGCTGTAAGATGGGATAAAACTAAAAATAAAGAAGATAAATGGATTTATACATTAGAAGTTTATGATAGTACAAGTGTTACTACTTATGAATTTTTATCAGATAGTGATAAAAAAGAAGTTCCGGCGGTAAAAGGAGAAACTAAACTACACGGATTTAACCAAGTCCCAATTGTTGAGTTCCTAAACAATAAAAGGGGTAATGGAGATTTTAAAAATGTAATTTCTTTGATAGATGGCTATAATGAAGCAACATCAACTGCTATTGATGACATGAAAGACTTTACAGATGCATACTTAGTTTTAGTTAATATGGGTGGAACCACTGATGAAGAAATAGAAAGAATGAATAAAAATAAGGTTATGCTTATTAATGAGCAAGGTGATGCTAAGTGGCTTGTTAAGCAAGTTAATGATAACTATGCTCAAAACAATAAAAATAGATTGAACCAGGATATTCATAAGTTTTCTATGATACCTGACATGCAAGACAAAGAGTTTAGTGGAAATAGCTCAGGAGTTGCTTTAGGATATAAGTTATTAGCTTTAGAACAATTAGCAGCACAAAAGGAAATGTATTTTAAAAAGGCAATTAATCAAAGATTACAACTCATGATAGATTTTCATAACTTAAAAATAAAATCTACTGATATTCAAAAAGTTTTTACTAGAAATGTTCCAAAGAACTTAGTTGAAGCAGCAGACACTGCTCAAAAGCTACAAGGAATAGTATCACATGAAACTATTTTATCTACATTGCCTTTTATTGAGGACGCTAAAGGAGAACTAGAAAAGATAAAAGCTGAAGAAGATATAAATGTTATGAAAGATATGAATACTCCGATTAGAGTTGATGTAAATGACTCAAAAGAATAGAGATTATTGGGAAGAAAGACAAGTTAAAAGAGAAGCTAAGGCTTTTACTACAATACAAGATGTTGAAAAAGAGTATAAGATTGCACTTGAAAAGGCTAAACAAGATATAAATAAAGAAATTAGCAGAATAACAACAACTTATATGAATGATAATGTTTTAAATTATAATGAAGCTTTGAAACATTTAAAAAGTGATGATTACAAAGTTTGGAAAAAAGATTTACATGATTATATGAAAGAATATAACAAACTTTTAAAGAATGCACCTTTACAAGCACAAAAATTATATTTAGAAATTGAAACATTATCTGCTAAAAGTCGTATAAGTAGATTAGATAGTCTTAAATCACAAATAGACATGGAATTAACGAAGTTAATATTCAGAGTTGAGAATGATAGTATTAATGCATTAACATCAGTTTATAGAGATACTTTTATAGAAGTAACAAAGGATTTAGGGATTAATCCTGTTGTTAGTAGAGATAAAATAAAAACAGTCCTGGATAAGCCATGGAGTGGTGCTAATTTTTCTCAGAGACTTTGGAGCAATACAGATAAACTAGCAGAAACAGTAAAGCAAGAAATAGTTAATGGTATGATACAAGGTATTAATCTGAAAACTATGACTAAAAGAGTTTCTGAAAGATTTGAAACAGCTAAAAAGAATGATATCGAAAGACTTCTAAGAACTGAAGTTAATTATACTTTAAATCAAGCTACCTTAGATGGATATAAAGAAGCTGGGATAGAAAAATATGAATTTAGTGCTACATTAGACAATAGAACTAGTCAAATATGCTCTGAATTACATGGTAATATATTCGAAATAAAAAATATAGCTGTTGGACTTAATTATCCACCAATGCACCCAAGATGCAGAAGTACGACTATCCCAATTATTGATTATGAAAGCTTAGTTAAACAAGGTAGAGAAGAAATAGAGAAGAATAATTACAGTTTGGATAATAATAATAATGATTTTACAAGTGATGAAAATAATATAACTAAATTTAAGAAAGCCGAAACTATTGAAGAAGCTGAAAATTATGCTAAAAATATTTTAGGTTTAACAAAAACAAATTATTCAAACATGCATGTTGATGTTGCTAACACTATTAATTTTGAGATAACTAAATTATATGATGTTTTTAAAGGAATAGATAAATCAGGTTGTTTAAAAGGATTCACTGTTGTAAAATCCAAAGATCTACCTTCAGGGTCTCTTGCTGGGTACTGTCCTTCTATAGGTACTATAAGAATCAAAAATGTTAGTTACAAAACATCATTAAAAAGAATGGAAGAAAAAGTCATTTCAAGTTTTGAAAAGGGCTGGTGTAGTACATCTAGTGCTGAACATATTATTAGACATGAGTTAGGTCATAGTGTGCAACATTGGTTAGTAGATACTGATATGGTGAAATTATTAAAAATAGATGATTTAAGAAAAAAGGTATATAATAAGTGTGAATTAGGACCATGGTATCATGGAGCTTCTGAAGAAGATAAGAAAAAAGCAGGAGAATATTTATCATATTATGGTTTGATGGATAATGGTGAATTTATAGCTGAATCAGTCGCTGAGTATATGTCTGGAAATCCTCGTAATGTAGCTAAAAAAGTAATTGATATTTTATTTGGTAAGGAGTGAGAATTTAAATGATTATAATAGATGAAAATCAAGCTCAGTATTTATTAAAACATTTGAAAGTTAACCAAGAAAAACCATTCACTTATATATTTCATAAAAATGGTAATATTACTCAAGCAGAAATCAAAAATTTATTACATTTTGATAAAACATTAAAAAATCTATATGGGTCAGATTGTGGGATCATAAATTTAGAAAAACTACTATCATTAAAAAAATAAAACAATTAAATCACAAAGCACTTAGCTAAAAACTAGGTGCTTTTTTTATTGCAAAGAAAGGAGGGGCAGAGACAAATGTTGTCGTACTGAGGGACATTAAACATCTGGATAAAAATACAGTCAAACAGGACTTTAAACAGGAGGAAAAGATGAAAAATTTTAAAATTAATATTCAACAATTTGCAGAACCAGGAGAACCAAAAACATTTACTCAAGAAGAAGTCGATAAAATGATAGAAACTAGACTTAAAAGAGAAAATGAAAAATTTGAAAAAGCTAAAAAGGAACTTGAAAGACAGCATAATGAATCTATAGAGGATTATGAAGAAAGAATTAAAAATGCTAATCTTACTGCAGAAGAAAAGCATAAAAAAGAACTTGAAAAGATTCAAAAAGACTTAGATGCAAAGAATGCTGAACTTTCAAAGATTAAGACAGATGAAATCAAAAGAACTACTTTAGCAAAGTATAAAATGCCAGATAAATTTTTAGATAGAATTAATGGAGTTACAGAAGAAGAAATAGAAGCATCTGTTAAAGGTTTTGCAGAAACCATGGGAGAATATGTGAAATCTCTTGGTGCTAGTGGAGTACCTGGAGCTATGAATGGTGGAAGTAATGGTGGAGCTGATAAAAAAGCTCAATTAGAAGATTTAAGAAAAAAAGCTTTTGAAAGTGGTTCTGATATAGACAGAGCTAACTATGTAAGAGCAAAACAAGAATTAGAAAACTCAGGAGGTAATGAATAATGAAAAAATTTATAACACTTTTAGGAATGACTGGATTAAATATCCAATTATTTGCAGATCCAAAAATAGATAAACAATTAAACTCAACAAATCAAGCAATATCAAATGATATTTTAGAAGAATTACAATTAGTAAATCCTAATAATTCTCCTATCATATCTCACATTTTAAGAGGTGGAAGAGTAGATAAAGCAACATCTACAACTATTGAATGGATAGATCATTATGAAAGAAAAACAACATCTAGTTTAAAAGTTGCTTTAAATGCTGGAGTAACTGAAATTCAAGTAGTAGATGAAGATATTTTAGTTCAAGATGCTTTGTTATCAATTGGAGATGAAATAGTAAAAGTTATTAAAGTAAAAACAGACAATAAAGCGGATGTGACAAGAGGATATGCTGGAACAACATCTACTGCTGGAAATATAGCAGCAAATACAATAGTTCAAAGTCTAGGAATAGAAATGGAAGAAGGTGGAGAACTTAAAAAGTCTTCTGTTAGATTACCTGTTCATATCACAAATAACACAGGAATCATATATGAAGAATATGAAGTAACAGAAACAGCTAAACATTTAAATCCTCATGGACAAGGTGGACTTTCTGTAAGAGAATTAGAATCTCAAAAGAAAAAAGATGAGATGCTAGGAATTATGGAAAATAAACTTTTAAATGGAGTTAAATATGTAAATGGTAAATTAAGAATTTCTGGTGGTATAAAATCTTTAATTAAAGAACATGGAATAGTTTTAGATGCTGGAAATCAACCTTTCTCAGTTGATTTATTGACAACAGCAGTAAAAGCAATAGTTAATAAAGGAAATCCAGGAGCAGCAGATTTAAAAGCTGGTAAATACTTTGTATGTGTACCTTGGGATATAGCTATTCAAATTAATAAATTGAATAAAGATATAGTTAGAGCTGACATAAAAGAAAAAGTAACAGGAACTGTAATCACAGAAATAGTTACAAATGCAGGAGTTGTATCTGTGTTCCCAGCTCCATCTTTAGCACCTAATGAATTTCTATTAATTAACTTGAATGAGGTTAGTTTAAGACAATTATACCCAATAAAAGAAGAAGTAGGAGCTAAAACTGCTTTAGCTGATAACTATTTCTTGCATGGGGAATATGCACATCAAATAAAAAATTTACCATTCCAAGTGCATGTTAAAAATGTAAAAATATCATAGGAGGTAGTAATGGCTAAAAAACAAGATGAAATAACTAATATTGAAGAAACAAAAGAAATAATTTTTGAATCTAGCTATAAAAATTTGATAATAGCTGGGACTTCTATTCAATTCAAAGATGGAGTTTACTCGACATCTGATGAAAATGAAATAGAGATATTAAGAAATAATAACCTTGTAACTGAGGCAGGAGAATAAAACTCCTGCTTTTATCATATTAGGAGGTTAAGATGGATGAAACTTACAACAAAATAATTGAAAAAGTGAAAGAATTAGCAACTATCAGCAACGAAGCTATTTTGAAAATTCGAGTAACAATTTTAGTTAGAAAAGCTTTAAACTTTATGAATAGAGATGATTTTCCAGAAGAATTAATAGATCCTGTTGCTGAGCATTTAGCATTAAAAACTATTGAAGAAACAAACTTACAAGGGAATATTTCTAAAGTAACTGAAGGAGATACAACAATAGAATACAACACATCTAATAATACAACTGATGAAATGTTCTTATCTTTAAAGAGTCAATTATTTAGATTTAGAAAGGTTGGGACTGTATGAGTATATTAGATAAGTTGCATACCGATAAAGTTACAGTCATTAGATCTGTTGTAGTTGTAGATGAATATGGAGGAGCTTTTGAAGAACAAAGAGAAATATTAAGCAATATTCCCTGCAGACTTTCACAAAAATGGTTGAGAAGTGTGACTCCAGGAATAATTAATAGTAGTGGTCAAGAATATAAACTGTTTGTAGGTTTGGATATAGATATAAAACAAAATGACTTACTTAAAGTTATAAGAAAAGCTGATGGAGCTGTTTATATGTTCAAGGCATCAAAACCTTTAGCTTACAACATAATAAAACACAAGGAAATAGCCTTGACAGAAGTATCTGAAAATGAGGTAGATTATGGAACTTAAAGGATTTAAAGAGTTCGATAAAATTCTTATAGAAATAAAAGAAAAAGCTCCAGAAACTACTAAAAAATTTTTGATGTTACAAGCTGAGGATTTGAAAAAAGATGCTAAAGAATTAACACCCGTCGATACTGGTACTTTAAAAAATGCTTGGCAAAGAGAAAATGGAAAAAGATTAACTGGAAATACATTTTCTCAAATAGTATTTAACATGACTAATTACGCTCATCATGTTGAGTATGGTCATAGAGTTGGGAGAAGCAAAACAAAATTTGTTAAAGGTAGATTTATGCTTAGAACAGCTGTATCTATGAGGCAAATTAAATTCTATAAAGATTTAAAAAATTTTTATGGAGGATTGATAAAAAAATGAAATGGGCAGATATAAAGAATGCATTAAATAAGATTATTTCTGAAAAATTAAAAATAAACCCATACAGTGAGGATATAGACAATGTCAAAAAACCTTGTTTTTATATTGACTTAGTTAGCTATAAAAAAGAGTTTAACTCTGAATATAGAGAATTAAAGACAATAGATATTGATATTATCTATTATCCAAAAACTAATAGAAAGCTTACTAATGCTGAGATATTAGAAAACTTAGAAAACTTAGATGATGCATTTGAAATAGAAGGTAAAAAGGTTTTGCATGTACTGGATAGATATCTAACTTTAAGAAATACAGATATAACTATTGTAGATAGAGTTGGGCATTATGTCTTTACATTGAGTTTATATGATTTATACGGAAAACCTTATGATTATGAGTTAATGCAAGACTTAAAATTAAGATTTAAAGAAGGAGGTAGCAATTAATGGGAAATGAAGTAGGACAAATAAAGCCATTCCCTGATTTGAAGGTCGCATTTGAAACTTTAGCTAGAACAGCTATACAAAGAAGTGCTAGAGGAATTGCTTGTTTAATTTTAAAAGATAGTAAAAAAACTACAAAATGGGTTACATTAAAAACTATAGCTGATTTGAAGGATAAAGAGTGGGATGCTAAGAATGTTAAATACATTAAACTAGCAATGCACTATGGAGCTAATAAAGTATTGGTAAGAGTATTGCAAACAGGTGAAAACTTAGATGATGCTTTAGGTGAATTTGAACAAAGAAAAATGCAATGGTTAGCTTATCCTGCAGCAGAACAAGCAGATGATCAAAAGTTAGTAACTTGGGTTCAGCAAGTTTTTGGAACTGATGGAGCTATTGGTAAAAATGTAAAATATGTATCTAGCTTTGCAAATAATACAGATCATGTTGCTATTGTAGAACTTGCTAATCCAGGAACATATAAATCTATTTATGGAGATTTTACGGCTCAAGAATACACAGTAGCGATTGCAGGACTTATCGCTGGAATGCCAATTAATAGATCTGCTGACAATAAAGTTATGAGTGATTTGACAGAAGTCGAATACTTTGAGCCTAAGTTAGGTAAATTTTCTCTTTATATGGATGATGAAAAAGTTAGAGTAAACTATGGAGTAAATTCAAAAACTACTTTTGATAGCATTTGGAAAAAAGATACTAGAAAAATAAAAGTAGTCGAAGGAATGGGATTTTTAGCTGATGATATTAAAAATACATTTAGAAATTACTGGGAAGGTATTTATATATGTGACTATAATAATAAGATGAACTTTTGTTCTAATGTTACTAAGGTTTATTTTAAAGAAATGGCTCCAAATGTCTTAAATGGCGATTACAACAATAAGATAGAAATAGACTATGAAGCGCAAAAAAGATTAGTTGTATTAGATGGAAAAGATCCAGATGATTTAACAGAAATGGAAATCTTAAAATACCCTAGTGGAGATGATGTATTTTTAACTGGAGATGTTAGATTTTCTGATACTATGGCTAATTTGAGCTTAATTATTAAAATGTAATAGGAGGTTATAATGGCAGATACAAATATAAGAGGTTATCATACCATTGCTGGTGCTCATGGTACTCTGTGGATAGATAATGAAAAAATAGCTGAATTTTCTAAAGTCAATGCTAAAGTTACTCCAGATAGAAAAGATGTACAATTAGGACTATCTGTGGATAGTAAAATCGTAGCATTGAAGGGAGAAGGAAGTATTACTCTTGAAAAAGTATATTCAAGAGGTAAGAAAATAGCTGAGAAATTAATAAAAGGACATGATCCAAGAGTTAGAATAGTTACTAACTTAGCAGATCCTGACACTCCTGGAAAGCAAGAAGAAAGAATATCTTTAGATAATGTTTGGTTTAATTCAATCGATTTAATCAACATTGCTAGAGGAGAAATTGTAGAGGAAGAATATCCATTCGGATTTACTCCTGAAGACCTAGCTTATGAAAATGATATAAAATAGGAGGGGAAAATGTTAATTACAGCAGATATGCTACTTGAAAATAGTAAAAAAATAAATAATGATAAAAGAGAAAAAGTAAAAATCTATGTAAAAGAATTAGATGGAGATTTGGATTGTGAGCTTTTAAACAAAGAAGATTACTTAGATTTAATCTTGTCTAAAGAAAAGGATAAGGATTTAGAAGTAATTTATAACTCTTGTTCTATTTTTAGAGATGATAAGCTAATAGAAAAGCTAGGTTGTAAGAGTAATCCTGTTTCTGTTGTGAGCAAAGTTTTAAAAGACCCAACTATTTATAGACTAGCAGATTTAATCTTAGTAGTTTCTGGATATGGAGAAAAAGATTTAGTTAGCATAGTTGAAGAAACAAAAAACTAATAGAGAGCGACTGGAAATTAAGTACAGTCGCTCATTATTTAAATAGAGGACATAAATTAGAAGAACTTAGAAAACTCTCAGAAAAAGATTTATTTTACATGTACCTTTTAAAAGAATAATGCTATAATATAGTATATTAAATTCATTTTAGGAGGGAAATTTTATGAAAAAGTTTTTATTTGTGCTATTTATTTTTATTTCAGTTATTAGTTTTGGTGCTACAAGATATGTTACTAAGAATGGTACATTCCCTTATACGAGAACCAAAGAACAATTGGATGATATATTTATGTATATTAATTCAAAGGATATGCCTGCTTTAAAAAAATATATGAATCAATTGATAAATAGTGGTGATGGTGGATATTTGAAACCAGGGTTAGAAGTTGAAGTAGTTGATACAGCAGACTTTGCTAGTGTAGTAAAAATTAGATTGGTTGGAGATACAATCCAATGTTGGACTGTTAGAGAGGCAATCCAAAAAAAATAAATAATGAATAAAATAATTAAATTAAGGGCAGTTTAAAACTGCTCTTTTTTATTTGGAGGTGAAAAATTGGAACATGTACTAAGTGCTAGACTAGAACTCAAAGATAAATTTACAGCTGTTGTAAATAAAGCAGAAAAAGGACTAGCTGGACTTTATCAAAAAGCTAAATCTATGAATTGGGAAAAAGTTAATTCTGGATTGAATAAATTTGGTGCGGTTGCTGTTGGTGGTTTAGCTGGATTAGGAGCTATTGCTGGAACATCATTAACTGCTTTTGCAGATTTGGAAGATCAAGTTAGAAGAAATAAAGCTATTATGGGAGCAACAGCTGCTGAAGAAAATATGCTAATGACTCAAACTAGAGAATTAGGAAGAAGTACAAAATTTACAGCTCAAGAAGTAGCACAAGCCCAAATGTACCAAGCTATGGCGGGTATGAAAACTAATGAAGTACTAGAAATGACACCAAAACTTTTAAAACTTTCTATTGCATCTGGAGAAGATTTAGCTAGTACATCCGATATTCTAACGGACAATATGACTGCCTTTGGGATAGAGTTAAAAGATGTAGATCATTTTATGGATGTTATGGCCGCAACAGCTAATAATACTAATACAAGTATTGCAGGATTAGGTGAAGCTTATAAGTATGTTGCAGCAACATCTAGAAGTTTTGAAAGTATGGAAGAAGTTAATATAATTTTAGGAACTTTAGCAAATGCTGGAGTAAAATCAGGAAAAGCAGGAAGAAACTTAGCAGCAATATATGCTAGACTTTCTAAAACTACTCCTGACATGGATGCAGCGTTAAAAAAAGTAGGACTAACTTTATATGATAATAATGGTAAGTTTAAAGGATTAAGAAAAATTCTTGAAGAAATAAAACCTGCATTGGCTAGGATGACAGATGAACAAAGAAACTATTTTTTAACAACTATTGCAGGAACAGAAGGAATGACACTTTTATCAACTTTACTAGAAACAAATAAAGAAGATATGGAAAAAGTCGAAAATGCTATCAGAAATGCAGATGGTGCAACTGAAAAAATGGCTAATGAAATGGGAAATACAACTAAAAATAAAATTGCTGAATTTAGAAGTGCTGTTGATGATTTAAAGTTATCTATTGGAGAAGGTTTAGCACCAACTGCAACTGACTTCATAAATAAGTTTACTTCTAAAATGGCTGAGTTGAATTCTAAGGGAACTTTTGATACTCAGAACGTTGAGGCTTATTTTAATAGAATATTCTCTCTTACAGCTGAGGCTATTAAAGGATTTGCTGCATTAAAAGTAGCAGCTATGGCAGAGAATATTTTTCCTGGTGCTGGAAAATATGTAATAGGTGGTTATGCAGCATATAAAGCTGGTAGATCTGTTGGAAACTGGATAGGAGATAAAGTAGGAAGAACAAAGAATAAATGGGAATTAAGAAAAGAATACCAATCAAAAGGGTATACTTGGGATGAAGCTAATGCACAAGCTGAAAAAGATTTAGAAACTATAGATTTAAGAAATAGTAAAACAGATAGTGATGATAAAATCATGTACATAAAAGCAAATATGTTAAAAGAAAAAATAAAAGAAAATAAAGGCTCAGGAAAAGGACTAGAGCAATTAATGAATGAAACAGATGAAGACTTTAAAGAAAGAAGAAGACTTGCTAAATTATCACCTCAAGATTTAGCTAAAGAACAAGTTGTACAACAAAATAAAACTGTCGAGTCTTTAAATAAACCTATACCACCAATTGGAAAGCCTCTACCTAAAAAGCCAAAATCTGAATATGAAAAAGCTTTTGCAGATTTAGGTGTCAAAGCACCTATAGCAGCAACTACTAATTTTTCTCCTCAAGTAAATGTTAATATGGGTGGAGTTGTAATAAAAAATGAAGCAGATTTAGAAAAAACTGCAGAAATGTCTAAACAAAAAATAATGGCGGAATTAAAAAATTATGTACAAATAACAAATTAAAGGAGGCCCGATATGAAACCAACATTTATTTTATTGAAAAATTCTACAAGTACTCCTTTTTTCTTTGTGGTTCCACCTTTAGATTTAAAGATTGAAAGTGAGCAAGACACACAGATTTTTAAAATAATTGATGTAGGAGAAAAGACATTAATAGGAAATAGAAAAGCTGAAAGGATTAGTTTTTCTACATTTTTTCCTAATCTTAAATCTCCTTTTTTTAATTATTTACTATCTGCAACACCATCTAGCTGTGTTGAAACATTAACTAAATTAAAAAACGATAAAGAACCTTTAACTTTAATTGTTCCTGAGTTCAACATATTTTTTAAATGCTATATCCAAACTCTAAATTTTTCTATAATTGAAAGAACTGGAGATATAGATGTTGAAATAAGTTTAATTGAAATTAGTAAAAATAAAACATTGCTAGATGTAGCTAGAGGCTTACTCCAAAGGTGATAATATGGAAAAAGTAAAAATATATGTTAATGGAAAAGAATATAAAAATATTTTTATTCAGGTTATATGGAGTGGTGCAATTCACGGAACTGCTAGAAAGTTAGAAGTTGAGTATTTAGGAGATATCATAACTGAAATAGGAGATGAAATTGAATTTTCTTATGATGATGAAAAATTATTTGTTGGAAAGGTATTTTTTCATTCGAGAAAAGGAGATACTGATGTTAAAACATTCTATGCCTATGACAATTCTATTTATCTTAACAAAAATAACTTTGTTAAAAATTTCTTTAGGAAAAAGCCTTCTGAAATTATAAAAGAAATATGCGGAGAACTTAATTTAAAAGTAGGTAAAATACCACAAGATGAAGTTACTTGTACTTATCCAGCTATTGACAGAAGCGGATACGAAATTATATTGAATGCTTACACAATACAGCACAGAAAAAATAAAAAGATTTATTCTATTGTGAGTAATGATAAAGCAATAGATATAGTTGAACAAGGAACACATGCTGATGTTCTTTTAACAAGTGCAGATAACATTTCTACATCATCTTATGAAGAAAGCATAGAAAATATGATAAATCAAATAGTTATCTATAAAGTTGAAAATGAGAAGCAACAAATACTTAATAAAGTAGAGAATGCAGAAGATAAAAAGAAATTTGGATTATTTCAACAAGTTATGCAATATGAAAAAGATGTAGATAATATAGCAAATGCTAAGGATATGCTAAAGAGTGTAGAAAAGAGTGCAAAATTGCAATGTTTAGGGAATGTATTAATTCAAGCAGGGTATAACATCGGAATACAAGAACCACATAGCGGTCTTGTTGGAGATTTTTTAGTTAAATCAGATACTCATATTTTTGAGGGAGAAACCCATTATTGTAATATTGAGTTAGCTTTTGAAAATGTTATGGATAAAGCAGAATTTGAAAACAAAGAAAAAGTTAAAAAAAGTGATAAAACTAAAAAAAGTAAAAAAGCTAAAAAAGAGAAAAATAAAAAAGTAGATAAATTAGATCAACTGTTTTCAGAAGGGTGGGATAAGAAATGAGCGAATTAGGTTCTTTAATAGGTGAAATGATAGGACAAGCTACAAAAGGAACATCTATCATAAAGGCATCTGTAGTCACTCCACCCCCAAAATTAACTATTGAATTTGATGGTCAAGTTATACCAAGTGAGCAAATTTACTGCAGTAATTACTTATTACCTCATTATCATAGGGATTATACGATAGATGGTGTTATTGATGAAATAAAAATAGATGTATCTAAATATGATTACGATAATACTACTCAGGACGCTATGGGGCATAAAATACCAAAGTTAAATGGAAGTGGAAACTATCAGGGAAATGGAACATATAAATCTCACAAGGATATTTGGTTCGAGGATACATTACAAAAAGGCGATGAAGTACTTGTTCTTGTTATGGGTGTACATTATGTAGTTGTAACAAAAATAGTTAAAATGCCGAGTGGAGCAATTAAGGGGGTGTAATGTGGAAAAAGATTTTAATATTTTTCTTAAAAAAACGGATACAGAAGTTGAAGAAATGGCAACTTTTAAAGAATATGCCATAGATTTTAAAACTGGAGAATATATAAAAGAAGGAAATGATATAAAAGTTTTAGAGAAAAATGAAGCTTTAAAAGTATGGATATTTAAGGCATTAAAGACTGAAAGATTTAGATATACTGATGTGCATAGTGATGAATATGGGAGCGAATTAGGAACTAATATAGGAACTATCTATCATAAAACGGTTAAAGATGCATTAATGATAAATCAAATAAGAGATACACTATTAGTAAACCCTTACATCACAGAGTGTTATAACTTTGAAATTTCTAATGAAGAAGAATATGTTCCACAGATAACATTTAACGTTAAAACGGTATATGGTGAACTAGAAATGGAGGTGTAAATGAAAGATAAAATTGAGTTAAGAAATAATTTCTTAGATAATCTTAAAAACCCACTTTCAAAAATGGAAGGGACCTATAACTTTGATATTGCTGCAACTTTTGGAATAACAGCAGAAGAAGTTTATAAAGAGTTAGAGTTTTGGGAGAAACAAACATTCATAGATACTGCAACAGAAGATGAATACGTTGATAAACATGCTTTAATGTTTGGAGTAAAAAGAAGGGTAGGAACTAAGGCAAAAGGAACTCTAAAAATAACAGGAAAAGCAAACTCTATCATAGAAGAAAATACAATATTTCTAAATAGAGATGGTATAAAATATAAATCTTTAAGAAAAGAATATCTTAGCACAGCTGGAGTTGCAGATATAGAAATAGAATGCTTATCAGAAGGAAAAGTAGGTAATGCTGCTATTGGAGAAATTACAACTTTTGAAATTCAAAATAGCAATATCTACAGTGTTACGAACGAAAAAGAAATTATAAATGGATATGATAAAGAACCTAATTCTGTACTTGTAGCTAGAGCTAAAGAAAAAGCTACAAGACCTGCTCACAGTGGAAATATATATGATTATGAGCAATGGGCTAAACAAGTTGATGGAGTTGGAAAAGTCTTAGTAAAACCTCTTTGGAATGGTAATGGAACTGTTAAAGTTCTGATTGCTAACTATAATAATGATATTGCAGATTCATCTCTAATTCAAAAAGTTAGAGAAAGAATACAAAGCGATGACGGTAGACCTGTTGGAGCAGATGTAACTATAGAAAGCTTTAGAGCTAAGACTATAAACATAGAAGTTAATACTATATTAAAATCTGGATATGCTCTATCAGATGTAAAAGAAAGAATCGAATCTCTTTTAAAAGCTGTTATAAAAACTGGGAATGCTACTTTTGAGAAAGCTAATAAAACAATACTATCTATTAATCGTTTAGAGAAAGCTATTTTAGAAATAGACGGAGTAAATGATAACTTTGTAAAAGTAAACAATTCTAATTCTAATATAGAAATTGCCGACGATGAAATTTTAGTAGTTGGGACAGTGATTATAAATGAGCAATAGATTAATTAAGAAAGTTTCAAAAATAGCTAGAAATAGTTTACAAGAAGATTTAATCAGAACACTAGATTTAATCTGTGAATATGCTAAGAATGATATACAGAAATACAAGGAGCTATTATTCATAGCTTTTTTTAATGAGCAACAAGTGGCTAACTATGAGAGATTTATGGAGTTAGATTATAAAAACGGATGGAGTTTACAAGATAGAAAAGACAGAATTATCTATACTTTACTATCGAAGAATATCTTTACACCTCATGTTTTGAAGGAACAAGCTAAGATATTCACAAATGGAGAAATAGAAGTTATTGAAAATTACAATGATTATTCTTTCATAATTAAATTTACTTCAGTAGTCGGAATACCATCTAATTTGGATAACTTTAAAAACTTTATTCATATTAATAAACCAGCTCATCTAAATTTTAGTATCGAATTTAGATACAACACACACAATCAAGTGGCTTATTTAGTTCATAATATTTTGAAAAGCAAAACTCACAAACAGATATATGATACTAGACTTTATAATGATGCTGATATTATTGGAAAGTATCACAAACATATTGAGTTAAGTTCTGTGAAACATGTATCTTTAAAGACTATAAAAAATAGAAGTATTTATGATGAAAGGAGATAGGAATGGCAGAATATACTAAGCATTTGAGATTAATTAAACCCGGGGGAAATGATTATTATAATATAGACGATTTTAATCAAAACTCAGAGTTGATAGATAAGGAAACAGAGAAATTAAACAATGCTGTTACTAAAATTCAAGAAGGGGCATCGAGAGAGAAAGCAGGGATAGTACAGTTTGGAACAGAAGAAGGCAAGGCATTAGAAGGAATGATGTTAGCTAGATTAGCTGGATGTGTTGGGTATGGTGGAGATATACAAACAGCAGGAGTTAAGGACATTAACTATATATATTATGACAGAAATACTAGAAAAATGTATAAGTGTTTAAATCAAAATTCAGATGTATCTGCAAATGTTGCTAATTTTATCCCATTAGATAATAACAGTCTTTTGGATAGATTGGAAAATCTAATTAGTTTAAAAAATACTGGAAACTGTAATGCTGTTTTTTCGGATTGTTTAATTGGAGTAGAGCATTGGAGTGGAACATCCTTAAAAAACAAACCATCACAAGATATTAGCGATATGGGGACTTTAATAACTTTTAATCTTGGAAGAAAAACACAGATTTACATTAGCAACATAGGGGTTTATACAAGAGTAAATCAAGCAGCACAAGATGAGACAACGTGGACTGCATGGATTAAACTTTAACTTAATCTAAAAAATAAAAAGTATCTAAATACATACTTTCAGTTACGTCTAATTTACTCAAAATATATAAATTTCCTGTATTTGCATCATATCGAGTTCTTGCTGTTCTTCCACTTGGATTAGAAATTATTATTTTTAAATTAAAAGTTTTTGGCCTATATTTTTCTGGAAAATTAAATAACAAAGTTCCATCATTTAGAGTGTTTGACACTCCTGAAGGGATATCTAGAAAAACATGTCCTACATTCCCTATTTTTTTAAAATGTAAAGCTGTATATCTAGTTCCTTGAGTTTTATCAATAAATTCATATCTAATTAGATTTTCCACTTTACTATTTGGAAAATTTAATTACTTTAGAAAAAGGTGAGGGAAATCTTGAAACTAATATAGGCGGACTTATATTAAAAGTTTATGCTTATCCATCAAAGACAGGATTAAATAGATATAACTTTTATACAGCTTTTCCTAATAAATGCCTTGTCTGTATTCTTTCAGAAAATGATGGAATAAGGAATACAGACCCAGCTTTAGAAGCATTTGATAAAAATGGTTTTAAAGCAAATAATGTTATTGGAACTGGTCAATTTTTCTGTACTGCAATAGGATATTAATTCTAAATTTCTATTATTTCAAAAGTATAAAGAAATCAACTTTACAAATACTGTTTTGAATATTTCCACTAGTTGCATCTAGAGTAGAAAAGTCTAAATTATCTCCAACAGGCGTAATTGCAACAGAACAATTATCTTTTTTAGCAGTAGCCATAACTATAGAATTTTTAAAACTAAACCCCTCCGCTACTAATGTTTTTGAAGCATAAGCTCCTTTTGTTTCTAAAGAACCTACAACAAATTTTCTGTTTAAAATCGTTAAAACATCATAATCAGTTTTATGTTCAATTTTATACAGATTTTCCATTATTTTAAGAATTGTATAATTAACTTATCAAAAACAGGAGGTTTAGTTATGCAATTAACAGTATTAGAAAACTTAAAAAAAGAGAATGTGGAAATTTATTTAGAGTATCTTAATAGTTGTAAGAGCGGTAATTGGGAGACTTGGGAGACTACATATAAAACTTACTGCAATAATTTTAAATTATTTCTAGTTTGGTTTCAGAAAACTTATAAGAATAAGTTGCTTTTAAGTAAAGAAACGTTACTAGAAATGCCTAGCATAATGGAGTGCTATAGAAATTACTGTAGAAGTTTAGGTAATTCTAAAAGAACTCTGATGAACAAAACAACAGCTATTAGCACTTTCTATGCTTGGTGTGTTAGGCGGAATAAGATTAAATATCATCCTTTTGATAGTAAATTAGATAGACTTAGATTTACAGAGAAAGACAAGGTTAGGAACAGTTATTTTCTTACAACAGAACAAATTTTAACTGTAAGACTTTATATGCAAGTAGAGAGTAAGAAATTCGACTTGCAAGATAGGATATTATGGGAATTGTTCTTGGATAGTGCTTGTCGGATTAGTGCTATTCAGAATTTAAAAATGGAGCAGTTAGATTTAGAAAATGGGTACTTTGTGAATGTTAAGGAGAAAGAGGGCTATATAGTTAATGCTTTCTTTTTTCAAAAATGTAAAGATTTAATAAAAGAATGGATACAGTACAGAGCAGAAAATGGGATAGATTTAGATTGGTTTTTTGTTACAAAATATGGAAAAATCTATAGGCAAATGACACAAGGAGCTATTCGTGGGAGAATTAGAAAGCTAGGAAAAATTTTAGGAATAGAGGATCTATATCCTCACACTTTAAGAAAAACAGCAATAAATCTTATTAATAATTTAGCTGGGTTAGGACTTGCATCTAGTTATGCAAACCATAGTAGCAGTGGGGTTACAAGCAAACACTATATAGCTAAAGCTAATCCAACAGAGGTAAGAAATAGCATTATAAATGCAAGAAAAAAGTTAGGGATTTTTTAGTTTAATATTATGGAGATTTTCAAATTTATAAAGAATTTATAGTTTTATTTTGTAGCTTTGAGCATATTTTTATGTTTTTTCTTAAATATAATTTTTAAGAATTTTATATATAAGACACTCAAAACAGCATTTTAAACTATAAAAAACTGAATAAATTTGAAAATCTACTCACATTTGAAAGGAGAAAAAATGAAAACAATAAACTTTTATAAGAAAGAAAAATTAATCTTTTCTGTTTATGCAGAAAGCTTAGAAGATGTCTTAAAATCGCCTCTATCATATTTTCAAGGATATACAAATGATATGATAATAACTGATATAACATATCAATATCCATTTTTTAAAGATGATGTATTAAGAGAAATGGTCAAAGAAGAAAAGGTAAGGGCAAATATACCTGTGCAGCTTGATGATGGAGAAATAATAAAAGATAAGAAATTAATAGTAATACCTAAACCAGCTGGAAATCAAAAATATATGTATTGGGATAAAGAAAAATCGCTATGGATATTAGATAATCAAAAAGAGTATGATGATTATTGTGATTTGATAGATAATATAAAAGCCGAGATATTGGAATATGGGTTTGACTATAAACTTGATGGGAAAGAACATAGGCAAAGATGTAGATTTAAAGATATAACATTACTTGCTTCAAACGTAACATTTATGTTAGCAGAAAAAATTATTAAGGGAAAAGAAAAACCAATAACTTGGTATTTTGAGGATAATTTTGGAATAGAATTAGATTTAGAAAAATCTTTAGTGTTGGCTAGTTTTGGAAAAACTTTCACACAATCTGTTTATGATACAGAACATTACTTTAAAACAAAAGTTAATCCAAAGGAATTGACAAAAACTGAGTTCGAATCCAAAAGAAAAGAAATACATACAAAATTAGCTATGAGTTAATTAAAAAATTAGAGGTAGTTTAGTATAGCTACCTCTTTTAAAATGTGTTATACAGCCTCTCATGAGGTCATTTTTTTTAAAGGAGGTATATATGTTTGTTTTATCTGAAAATAGTTTAGAAAAATTAAATGGAGTTCATCCAAAATTAGTAGTTTTTATGGAAGAATTAATAAAAGAATCTCCATACGATTTTAAAATAACTTGTGGAGTTAGAACTGCTGAAGAACAAAATCGTGAATATCAAAAAGGAAGAACTCTTTTATACGATGGAAAAGGAAATAAACTAAGTAAAGTTAGTTGGTGCGATGGATATAAATTAAAATCAAAGCACCAAGTAAAAGCTGATGGATATGGGTATGCTGTTGATATAGCAGTTTTGGAAAAAGAAAAGTACACAGATAAGAAAACTGGAGAAGTAAGAGAAAAAATAGTTGCTAGATGGGATTATAAATATTATAAAGCTATTTATGATATTGCTAAAAGCAAAGGTTTGATTGATAAATATGGGATAGTTTGGGGTGGAAATTGGAAACAAAAAGATTTAGTACATTTTCAATTAGGAACTGCTGATAATATTCAATTTAGAAGATAAGGAGAGTTAAAATGGAAGCATTTATAGAAAGAATGATTGTAGAGAAAAATGAATTACAAGATAAAGTAACAAAGTTAGAAAATTTTGTTACTGGAGAAAAATTTAAAGAATTAAAAGGATTAGAACAAGTTTATCTAAAAGAACAGCTAAAATTTATGAAAGGCTATTTAAGTGTATTAAGACAAAGAATTAATTTTTATAACAAATAACAGGAGGTTTAAAATGCCAGAATTAGATAATTTTGAATTGAAGTATTATGATGGGAAAGACTTTATTTTAGAAAAAGATTATAGATATATGATTAATGGAAAATTAATACATATACCTGCTGGATTTAAATGTGATTTAGCTAGTGTTCCTAGAGTTTTTAGAAATATCATAAATACTTATGGAAAAGACCACACAAAAGCAGCAGTTATTCACGATTGGCTGTATAGGAATGGTCATAAATTAGGAGTATCAAGAAAAGAGGCAGATAAGGTATTCTTAGCAGTTATGAAAGAGCAAGGTGCAGGTTTTTTCAAAAGACAATTGATGTATAGAGCAGTAAGAACATTTGGGATGTTTGCATACAAGGAGGATTAATGGAATTAGAAATAACTTTAACACTATTAGGAATGCTTGGAACATCTTTAATTACAGTTGGTGGGGTTATCTTAGGTTATCATAATTATCTAATGAGACAAATAAACAAAAGATTGAAAAAAGAAACATATTATATAGATCAAGAAAAATTAGATAAGCAACTTGAAGAAATAAAAAATAGTTCTGAAAAGCAAAAAGATGAAATAAAAGCAATGATAGCTAAGTTAGGAGATAAGATGGAATCAGATTATCAAAAAATTTATGATCATCTACTAAATTGTAATAGAAGAAATGGGTAGGAAAAAATCCTACCCTCTTTTTTTATTGCTTAAAAGCATGAATTTATCTATATTTAAAAATTTTTAAAAAAATATTTAAAATTTTATAAAAAAAGTGTTGACATCTGTAATTACATATGATATACTTAAGACATAGAAAGAAAGATAAAAAAAACTAAAAAAAACAAGGAGGATTCAAAAATGGCAAATGTATTTATGAAAAACGGGAAATATGTAGATGATGTATCTTTTGATAC